CGCAAATGTTCAAGTTAGTTTAAGAGTCATAGACCCTCCAGATAAATAAGTAGGCCGTAAGCCTTACCCTTATCACCACATTATTTCAATAGCTGAAATAATTCAAATTAAATAATCAACTCAAAGGAGTTTCATAAATAAATAGTAAATTAAGCTAATGATACGCTAATATTTCTACTAGTGGTCCTCTCACGTTAACTTCCCACGTAACCTTTATTCTCCCATCACGCCATTCAATTGGTGACGATGCGGAAATCTCACGATTTTCGTCTAGAGAAAACAAGGTATGTAATGAGCTGTTAATAAAAGGCTTATCTTCGAATATAACGCGTCTCAACCTATATGGGAGATAGTCACGTCCGTAGACGTCACACCAACCGGGGTGGTACACGTTCATAGTTCGCTTAGATAAGTGAGCGTTTCTTTCATTCCAATGCCAAAGCATATATCCTATAATAGGTTTAACATGCGCCGTATTGGATTCGACCTTAAGAGACAAACGATTACTATAATAACCATTATTAAAGTCATATGTTAAGAAACTACTATCAGTTTCGCATGACAACAATTCATGAAGAGGTCTATATTTAATTAATTCGCGAGGTATATCCTCTAAAAAAGAATCAACAAAACATGTATTTAACCAATTACGAAATTTGTTCTCTTTGTCGCTCGAAAGATTTCGAACGATATAGCGAGTAACACGATTAGTATTTCTGATATATGTGCCAATTGTTCTATCTAATGATTTTATGTAGATAGGAGTGACATCACAACCATGAAAGTAATGTTTTCCACAACTTTCATAAAAACAATCAGATCCTTGATGTGTTTTCTTATGATTTATGCTAAATCCTAAGTGGTCAAATAAATCAACCAATAGACTAACACAAGATTGAGGAATAATTATATCATCACCATAAACTGAAACGTGTTCGATTGACTCATTGCGATATTCTGCAACGGCTTCGGAACATGCTAAGAAAAGCATTGTCTCTACGGGAAAGGTGAAACCATTTCCTTGACCACTAAGCTTATGTAGCATTTGTGGCTTTATGATGTCAGAAAGCTCAGGGTAAGTTATAACCTTCGAGCGTAGATCATCAAATAAGTTAACCCAATCTAATGGGAATAATTCACTAATAACCGCGTGAGATATTGAATCTGACGCATTAGCGAGATCAACTGTTGCAAGTTGCACATCATGCGCAATACTTGCAAGGTATTGATTTTTTGATTGATCACGAAGATCACAACCGTTATAGCGAAGGCGTTTCCGCAAGTAATTTCCTACGGCAGCTTGCGTATATATATTTGCAGTCTGCTCGATAGTAATTCCTCTGTCGGTTTTCGCATTTTTTGGTACTGTCGCAAATCTACACCTTTCATCGATTTTAAAAGAATCAAGGAGTAAACAACAAGGTCCCTCAACTGGAGTTTCTAAAAAATAGCATAATAACATAATTTCGTTACTTATTGCATTACTATAGTACTTCCAGTTAGCCTTTGTGGATTGTATTGGGTATTCGCTTATTTTATGAGCGATACTTGATTTTTCCTGAGATAACGTATAAGTTGTCCCAGGACCCCAACCGCCATCGGTCCAGTCAATATATTCGACCTGTCCAATCATTTTAGCTATTTTAACCCGCACTGATGATTTCAGTGCTTCAAGGTGACAATATGTATTACTATTGTCTAACCAATAATTATCTTCAAGGAGACGTTTATTAACTGACCTACATTTTCTCTCGAGACTCATAAAATTAATATGAGCCGCAACCTTCGCAACTTCATTTGTATTACTACTAAATGAATTTGTATCAAGCTTTCGGAAAATCTCTGTTATAAGATAATCATATCGAAAAGAGTTTATCCCAGCTATATCTAAAGCTGAGTATGCGATATAATCATTAGGATTTATGGTTAACTCCGATAATTCGGACCAACACTCATGCTTTATTAACATGTAAACCATTAACGATCGAGGTGTATTGATAGTTACACACAACTTGAGGACCATGCCTAGAATTTTCTTCCGAGTATAGTCTTCTTTGTTTGCTAATCTTTCATTAAGCTGATTAAGTGACATACGACTTTTAGTTGATGCCACACATTTTTGAGTTTTCATAAGATGTACCAGTTGAAAGAGAAAAAA